TATTGAAAATGAAGAACGTCAATGGCGGAATAGTGAATTGGGTGGTACTGATTGGATAGTATCCGTAACAGACCATCCTGACCACGCTTCTTATTTAGTGTACAGAGAGGAATTAAGAGATTACCCATCACAGGCTGATTTTCCAAATGGAGATAGACCCATAAGACCATAATATGAAAGACGGTTGGCAAATAACGAATGTAACAAGAAAGCAAGACAATGGTTTTGTTACTAATGTTACTTGTGTATATGCCCAAACAGCTTCTAATCATATTGAGAAAATCAGATATATTATTGCCAATGAGTACAATGGTATTGATGATGACTTTATCCCATTTGAAGATTTAACAGAAGATGTTTTGTTAGAGTGGTGCTTTGATGTTATGGGAGATGAAAAAGAAGTATTAGAAAATAAAATAGATAACAAACATACCGACTATGTAACTAACAGAGATAAAGAGTTAGAACATATAGACGGATTACCTTACTAAAATGGATTTAAACTCGTTCAAACTTTATGCTTTAAACCTATCAGCTATTACAGTTAGTACAATGGATATATTAGAAGATAGCCTTAAAATACTTTTACTTGTTGTTACAATTGGCTACACAGTTCAAAAGTGGTACGAGTTAAAGAAGAAGAATAAAAAATAATTATTATGAGATACTTTAAATACGAAGAATTCGATTCACCAGACTTAGAAGGAAGTGGTGAAAAAATGAGTCCTAAATTGCTTTCTATTTTAGATGCAATAAGAGAGATATATGGAAGTCCAATACATATTACTTCTGGATTCAGGACTAAGGAGGCAAATAAAGAGGCTGGAGGAAAAAGAAACTCGTCTCATTTAAAAGGTTTAGCAGCAGACTTAGCTGTAACCGATTCATCGTCTAGGTTTAAACTGTTAAATGCCATAAGACTTGTTGGTGTTAGTAGAATAGGTATAGGCAGCAATTTTATACACATAGACGTTGACCCAAGTAAACCCAAGAATGTTATCTGGACTTACTAAATGAAAAAGATACTTAATCTAATAACTGGCGGTCTTATAAAGGACATTGGTGGTGTTATAGATAAGTTAACCACTACTGATGAGGAAAGGCTATTAGCCAAAGAACGTATTCAAAGACTATTAGAGGATGCTGATAAGGATGCTCAAGAACAAGTTACAGAGCGTTGGAAGTATGATATGCAAAGTGATAGTTGGCTGTCGAAGAATATTAGACCGCTTACTTTGGTATTTCTTACAGTCATGTTTACCTTATTGGCATTTACCGATGGAAACATTGGACAGTTTAGAATACAGAAAGAATATATCCCTATTTTTCAGACACTACTCGTTACTGTCTATGGTGCGTACTTTGTTGGAAGAACTTGGGAAAAATATAAGAAAAGTGCCAAAGAAGATAATTAACGCATATACTCCAGAATCTAGGAGTAAAAGACCAAACGTTCACTCTAAGAACGCTTCATCAGGTCAAAAGGGCTATAAAAAGAAATACAGAGGACAAGGTCGTTAATAACTTCTATGAATTTAATACCCCCTTATGAATTTAATAGGGTATATTTGTAGTGTTCAGGTTATCCCTGTTTTCATTTGTTTCATTTTGTTTCGTAAAGGTGGTAGCTTTTTTAGGTTGCCACTTTTTTTTGTATATTAGTTTCATGAACATAAATCAGAAAGGTTGCTTTGCGGAGTACAAGTTCGCTACAATGGCAATAGAGTATGGGTTTAATGTGTCTATGCCCCTGTTAGACGCTTCTACTTATGATTGTATATTAGAGAAGAATAACAAGCTATATAAGGTTCAGGTTAAATTTATGTGTGCCAATAGATACACTTCAAAAAAGCAAAAGACACCTCAGATTGAAATAAAAAACGGTAAAGGTTACTATTCAACAAGTGATGTTGATTTCTTTGCTGTATGGCACGATGAGCATAAAGGATTCTTCATATTAAACAATACTGGGCAACGTGCTTACAGGTTATGCCTCAATAATAAGTACGGATATAACTTCAATAATTTCGATATTATTTTGTAATGTCAGTTGGAATTTATATATTTGTCCTATGAATATATATGAAAAACTGGTGAACATTCAGGGGAGACTGAAAGCACCTAAAAATCAATATAACAGTTTCGGTAAATATAAGTACCGTAATTGTGAGGATATACTGGAAGCAGTAAAACCTCTACTCGTAGAACATAAAGTTGTCTTGACTATTTCCGATAAGGTTATAGAATTAGACAACGGACTTTCTTTTGTTGAATCAACGGCACAATTCAAGGACATTGAAGGTGTTATTGAGGTTTCAGCACAAGCAGGTATTGACCCTAATAGAAAGGGTATGGACGTGGCACAATGCTTTGGTAGTAGTTCATCTTACGCTAGAAAGTATGCCCTAAATGGTTTATTCTTAATAGATGATACAAAGGATGCCGATTCGACTAACAAACATGAGACTAAATCAAATGCTGTTGCAGATGATATGAGTTGGTTGCCAGATAAAGGTAGCAAGTTTGATAACGCTAAGAAAGCGTTAGACTCAGGAAAAACAATGCAAGATATTAGAAAGCATTATAAAGTAAGTAAAAAAGTAGAACAATTATTAAATACATAAATTATGAATGAAAAGAAGTATGTTGGCACAGGTCGACAAGCACCAAACGGAATGGAGATTGTAAACATCTCTATCGCTGAATCCAAAGTTAAAGACTTTTGGAGTGAATATAACGGAGAGCGTTATTTAAGATTAGGAGTCTCTAAAAAGAAAGAGGCAGACTTGTATGGTAAAACTCATAGTGTTTACATTGATGAGTGGCAACCGTCTTCGGACAACAAACCAAAACGTGAAGCTGTGAAGGTCGATGATGACTTTCCCTTCAACTAAACATGAGGGGGGTCGCAAGACCCCCTTTTTTTAGCTATGAAAACTAATTACATAAAAGTAGATATGGAAGGTTTAGGCAAATTAAACTTTACTGAAAAGGCAGTATTCTCATACATAAAATCCTTATCAAAGGAAAAGGGATATTGTTTTTCGACAAATAAGCATCTGTGTGCGGTTTTCTCTTTAACAGACAGGACTATATATAGAATCTTAAAGAAGCTTGAGGAAAGTGCCTGTATTCGCAGGGAAACGAAGAGTTTAGGTTATGACGGTAAGCAACGTAGAATATACATCAATCCTCAATACAAGCATTAACATGTTACGAAACGATACATGTTATATAAAGAATTATAATATGATACATATTATATATCTTTAATACTCATGTTATAATACGATACATGTTATAATACGTAACATGTTATATAATTGTAAAAAAAACGAAATAAAAACGAAACTACCAAATGTTTATACAAGAATTTTTAGATTTAGGCATTCAACCGAAGGGAAACGATACACAACAAAAGGTAAAGTGCCCAAAATGTAAGCAATTAGGTAAAGAAAACTGGAAGGACACCTGTATGTCTATCAACATTGTTGATGGTGTATATAACTGCCACAAGTGTGCTTGGAAGGGAACTGTAAAAAAAGTAAGAGAAATGAAGCAATATACTAAACCATTAAAAACAAACATGAGTAAGATATCAGTTAAGGGTCGTAAATTCCTTAACGATAGAGGCATTACAGATGAGGTCATTGATATAAACAAAATCGAATCCTCTGATAATGATAGAAACATTGTGTTTCCATATATCAAAGATGGAGAACTTGTAAACTACAAGAAACGAGGCATTAATGGTAAATTCTTTACACAGGCAAAAGATGCGAAACCAATCATATACAATTACGATAGAGTAAAAGATGCAAAGAGAATTGTTATATGTGAAGGAGAGATTGATTCATTGAGTTGGGAAGTAGCAGGTATTACTTGGCACACCTCTGTAAACATGGGCGCACCCAATGTTGGCGATAAATCTATTGACAAGAAGTTGGAGTGCCTAACGAATTGCTATGATGTGTTTGATAGTGCATCTGAAATATACATTGCAACAGATAATGACGATAACGGAAGGAATCTACAAAAAGAGTTAATTAGACGTTTTGGGGCAGAGAAGTGTAAAATAGTCGATTTAAAGAACTATAAAGATGCCAATGAGGTTTTGCTTAATGAAGGCAAAGAAAGTCTCATAAATCGTCTTAAAACGGCTGAAGCACCCAAAGTAGAGGGTATCTTTGATGTGGATGATGTTGTTGAGTCTATGATTGATGGTTTTGAAAATGGTCAAGAAAGAGGTTCTAGCACTTACATTCCTCACGTTGATAAGGCTTGGACTTGGAGAATGGGAGAGGTTAATATATGGACAGGATATCAGAATGAAGGAAAGTCTTTGTTATTGAATCAACTTGCTACTGTTAAGGCGTTTCATGATGGTTGGAAGTTTGGAGTGTTCAGTCCTGAGAATATGCCAATGAAAGACTTCTTTAATGATATTGTAGAGATGTATATTGGTAAGAGTGCTGACCCATACTACAAGAATAATCAGATGACTAAAGATGAGTATTATGAGGCAATTGAGTTTGTAAAGAAGCACTTCTTCTTAATATACCCAAGAAAGAACTTTAACTTGGATTCTATATTTGACAGGGCAAAGTTTCTTGTTAAGACAAAAGGCATACGTTCTCTTATCATTGACCCATACAATACAGTACAGCATAAGATGTACAAAGGTGAGCGTGAGGATTTATATATAAGTCGTTTCATGAGTGAATTAAAGAGGTTTGCTATTGAGAATCATATATCTGTAAATTTAGTGGCACATCAAGTTACACCACAGAAAGATGAAAGTGGCAGGTATTACAAGCCTGATGTGAACAGGATAAAGGGTGGCGGTACGTTTTCAGATAAGGCAGATAATG